AGCCCGCCATGCCGTGCTCTGCAGTCAGCGCTTCTATCTTAGCGTCTTGCATGGCGAAGATGTCGAGAGGTATGTACTTATGCTTACACATATTCTGGGAGTGTAAAGTATGTAGTATTGAGTGTCCGCCCAGTGAGCAGTAGGCCATCGTGGTAGAGATCTAGAAGGACTGGGCGTAGGGTATCAAAGTCGCAACCAACGACCGAGGACAACTGCTCTTTTAAGATTATCAGCGGACGCTGTCTAGCGTCACTGCGGTGTTGCAGATGCCGCTTAATCTTGTCGAGCACCTCGGAGCGGTCGATCTTATGCATTCTCCTTAGCCTCCTTCGCCCTGCGCTTTCTCTCAGCCCGAAGTGTGAGTAGCCTATCCATTGTGCTATCTGCCATTCGTCTGTAGTAAGGCATCCGCTTGTTGTTCGCACACATTTTGGTGGTAATGAAGCTCAGCACCTTGTTGTGGTTGTGGATGTGCACGTCCAGTTCGAAGTCGTTTAGTATTGATAAGTCTATCTCCCTCGGATATAGTCGAAGTCTTCCCATAGTCTTTATCTTTTGTTGTGGTTATCGTCGTGTCATCTTCTGCTCTCTGCGCAGGCACTCTGCGTAGGCTTCCACGTCAAGGATGAGCGTGAAGCGTTCATCTTGAAGGAAGGCGCTAGGGTACTTTGCTATTCTGGAGTTAAGTGCGCCCCTCGACTTGATGCCGAGGAAGTCGAGCACCCTATCACGACCTGCGATATATCTCTCGCTCTGCTTTGCGCTCTCGTTGTGCTTACTGAGTGCATCGCACACTGCAGAGGAGATGAGTGCTGAGAGCTCTACTGGGCTAAGGATTACTGCGGTATCCATTATATCCATCGTTTATTCATTTCAACCTCTCGCTCTATTTCGCCTATCAGCCCGTTCTCCTCGGGAGTGGGGAGGTACACCCCCACCTCCTTAGAAGCCCAGTCACGAAAGCGGTCTATTGCGGTGGTCATCTCTTTAGTGTCAAGCTCGGCACTGGAGCGCAGTACGTAGTATCGCCCGATACCCTTACCCTCTTTCTCTCGGAGGAAGAGGTCTGCGTTCACGTGGCGCTTGAAAAACTCCTGCTTGATGTACTCCATTCGCTCGCCATATTGCAGAGCAAAGTAGGAGAGGATCAGGTGCAGATAGCTGTTCTGTTTGAGAGTGCGCCTACCCCTCTTCTCAGTGAGCTCAACGAGCGCCCCTTGTCGGTAGAGTAGGTTGCACCGCTCTTTGAATTGCGCTCTGTCGAGCTCACGGGAGAGGTCGTATGTCATCGGAGTTTAATCTTTACGTAGCTCTTGCGGACTACCTTCTTAGCGTACTGCTCGGCAAGCTCGGGGTGCTCTTCCTTAAACCGCTTGCTGTCGAAGGTGGCGCTCTCACTTTCAGCTACCAGCGTTAGTAAGAGGTTCTGCGTCTCGAGCTTCTTTAGCCCGCTCTCTTCCATTCTCGCCTTGAGGATGTCGAGAGCCTCCTGCTTTTCTGCTTCGCGTCGGTCTATCTCTCTCTTCAGTGCGATAATCACCTCCTCCTGCTCGCTGATTCTCGCAAGAGCCTCCTCTTCGGGGCTTGTGAGCTCCACGGGCTTGTGGGTGAATACCTCGCCATCTAGATAGGCCTGAATAACTTCCTCGATGTCGTCGTCGCTCTTTCGCTCTACCTCTACCAGCTTCGCAGTGCAGCCTCGTAGCCAGATGCCGTAGAGATTAGATGACGGTCGCTCGAGGAAGATGTTCTGCTTCGTAAATAGGTAGTCGCAGAAGGAGAGCTGCCATGAGAGGCTCTCTA